CGTTGAACATTTCGACCAACCGCCAATCATTCACTGCGGTGTCTTCTATTTCAAATTGCAATCCTTCTTTTAATTCGATTTTCATTTGTTTCCCCCTGGTGCTTAACTATGCAGAAGTTGAAGCTTCCTTGGCATAGATATAATGTGTGTTTCCGTTTGAATCTGGAAATGCCGTCAGGGTTACTTCATAACCCACTGGGTCATTTCTGTTGAATGTTACTTCACCAAATTCCGTTGGCTTTGCGTCTGGGTATACTTCCCTTCTTGTGCCACCGTCACGCAGTAAAGTGTCAACAACAACCACCCATTCGTCCAATTCTTTTGAATTAACGTTAACGGTCAGCCCGCTTGCGATTGAACCCGAAACGTTGTTTTTCCCGTAAACAACCTTCAGCACGTCCGTGTTGATTGCTTCAACCATAGTGAACTGTACAGTGTCAGTAAATTCGGTCTGCGGTGTCAGAATTGCATCACCGCCCCAATCCCTGACAGTGTCGGATTCCCTTGACGTACTTAAAGTCACACCGTCTTCTGATATGTACCCCAGACATTTGAAAGAACTTCCAAGTGTCGAAGTTGAATTTGTCGGTGCGGTTGTTCCTTTGGGTGCAACGTAGATTCCACCAACAATGGCGGGTTTGCCCGTTGATACATTTGAAATCGTGTTATCACTTGCCATTTGTTTCTTCCTTCTTAATAATATTTAATGTCAAAAACCGCCTGGTATCTGTATCTTTCAGCGGTTGTGTCTGTGAAATTGTAGTCAGTATTCAGTATTACATTGCAGATTTCGGGTTCTTCAATTAGTTTATTTGTCATTATGTCTTTGACAGTTTCATTCAGAATCATCGCATTCTGCAAGGTTTCCCCATACGATTGAACCGCAACGGTTGCGGAAGAAATTGTTTCTTCCAGGCCACCGCCCGTTTTTTCTATGATGATGCACGGAATGGACGGGTCTGCTGGTAATTCCGCACCTACTGGCACATTTGGAATATGTGTATTAAAAAGTGCGATGATTATTTGTTCTACGGTGTTTGTTGTGTGTTGAATATATCCGTTTGCCATTAATCCTTACCGCTTCCCAGTGCCTTCAGCAAAGTATTGTGCTTCATATTGGTATAATAGGCCTTGGGTGTGTCTGCGTGGATAACGCCCACAACCCTTGTTGGCTTTTTGCTGACTTCCATTTCAAACCCTTCCCCTGCGGTTGTCTGAACGGCTTTGGCCTTTTCTTCAATGATGCCCTGCATTTCTGCCGATTGCAGAAGTTCACGGACACCCGCACGGTTCAGCTTGAATTCAAATCCTTTAGCCAATGCGTTTTGCCTTTATCTTTTTATTCCAGCACAAAGGGACATTTGCTTCAATCCATTCTTCCGTGAATCCGTATGTCTTCCAGGTATGGCCGAAAAACTGAACGGTTGTGTTTTCCCAATCGTGTGTGTCACCTTTTGGAATGCAAAGTCGCACGTCTTCAATCTTCCCGTTCAAATTAGTGTCGGAAATAATATCGCCCGTGCTTAATGGTTCAACAAGGACGTTGTCAACCGTAACGGTTGATTCAGAATAAATCGGTGCATTGAGATTATCAAAACCCGTCTGCGTTCTGACGGTCAACGTCACTTGTATTCCCTTAATCAAACTGGTCATTTCCAATGTAGAATTCCCTGACCCCTACTTTCTGATTTCTTAATCCCAAACGTGCCAGTTCGGACTTCTTAATGAAAAGCCCCCCGCCTGGCACAAGGAATGTCCCGCTTACTGAATACCCGCCAGCACTCTGCGACATCTGTGACATTGGTTCTGTGTCGGTGCTGGACATCAATTTTCGTGCCGTCACGTCACAAGTCACGGACTTTGCAACCATTTCAAGTGACGGTGTTGTTTCTATCATTTCGTCCAAATCCTTGCCAGCCTTTATGGCTTCATAACGCAAGGATTCAGACACTTCTGTCAGAACAGCTTCAGCCTTTGGGATTTCGTCCGTTCGCAAAGGACGCCACAAAAGTTGAAGGTCTGCGATTGTTGCAAAGTTTGCCATCGGGCTTTACCCCCTTAATTATGCAGATGTATAAGCTGTGATTCTTGCGAATGCTTCAGGAATGAGAATTGCCCAACCAGCGTATACTTCAGCCCTGATATAAATCTGGTTGTAACCCTTCAGGTCTTTTCCGCTGTTGTCTGGGTCACCATATTCGATGATTTCAACAGGAATCTGTTTTGCAATACCCCATCTGAATGCGTCAAAGTCACCTACGATTGCTGAATCAGCTGAACCAACTGTTGGGTTTACGTCAACACCCATTCCGTAGAATGCTTCAGGCTGTCCGCCAAATCTGAATTCAGGGTACTGTGTCACACCGCTTTCTTTTACAGATGCAAGACTTCTTGCAAATGCTGGTGAAAGTGCCATTCCGTTTGCCATAAATCCGGCTGCCTGAATTGCTTCAATAGCATCTTCAAGGTCAGTGTCAGGGTTTGCTGTTCCAGTAATCTGGTTTCCGCCCCTGGCTGTTGCAACTACATAATCAAAGTGATTATTTCCTACAACGGCTGAAGATGAACCCGTTCTTGGGTTTAATCCGTGCATAACTGCAAGGTCAAATCCCTTTGCAAACTTCTTTGCAAATCCGTCATTAAATGACCTTAACAGGTCAATCTGTTCTTCTTCTGAAGCATACAGGAATTCATCACTTACCCTTGCACCATATTCAAATTTGATTGGAACAACTGTCTTTGGTGTTACAGTTGCACCACCGTGTGACTTTGCACCGTTTTCTGCCACAATGTCAATTTCATTAGGCATATCGAAAACGAATTCTTTTGAACCCTTGAATGCAAGCGGTTTCTGACCGCTTAACTTTGCTACTGCGGATTTTCCCGTAATTTTTGAAACTAAATCCCTGACAAGTTCAGGGTCAAAGTTTGAACCTTTTGATAATACATCAACTGATGCCATTTTAATTAACCTTCCTTATTAAATAAATTTTTAGCCATTAGGGAATATGCTTCTTCCCTGCTGTCTGTTGGTTTGGTTTCCCTTTTGGGAATACCTGTTTTAACGCCTATTAATGATTTTAGTTGTTCTGCGGACTTTTCAATGTCTTCAGCGGTTTCGCCTTTTATGAATTCAACTGCGGACAAATCAAGCCCATTCGTCAAGACCGCCCTTAATTTTGCGGATTGGGTTTCCGATGCCTTGACTTTGTTTTGAAGTTCTGAAATTCGTTCGTCCGCCTTTGCGTATTCTTCAGCCTTTTTTTTCATTTCATCAAGATTTTTCTGCAATTCCGCAATCTTGGACGATGATGTTTTTTCAGCTTCTTCCAGTTTTTTCTGGAACTTGTCACGTTCCTTTCCCAGACGTTCGCCCATGATCTTGTCGAACTGTTCCTGGGTTTCAATGATTTTAAAATCACTCAATTTCTTTTGACCTCCTGTTTTGCCCTATGAGTGCGGGAAATATATTTAAAAAAGGCCTTCTGTAAGCCTTTTTTAGCGGTTTTGATATTGCGGTGCGTATCGTTGCACCTGAAAACGCCTGATTAATAACTGACACGCTGGCGTTTCTTTGGTTTTGCGGTCAGACAAGACCATTGTGCCAGAATCACGCAATCCATTAATGCTATTTCCATATCATCATTGATTGCCTTGAACCCGTACCCGCCTTTTGTCCCGATTCTTCGTTTTTCGCAGTTGCCCACCACCTGGGACAGTGACGGCTGGCCTTTGTGACAGATTGTCTGTCTTTCAATAGCCCGTTCAAACAGTGCATTGGCACTGACTATTTCGTCAACCCTTGGCAAATAGCCTTTCTTCATTCTGAAATCGTGAAGTTCCTGGTTCAAAATATGCTGTCCAGATTGACCGTCAACCACCACGTTTGCAACGTCAGCTTTTCTTAAAAAGTCAATAATCCAGCCATTGCCCTGACGTGCAGACTTGCAATCAATCACTTCGACAAAGACACGGTCATCTTCAGTTTTGACGGCAATGCCCATTGCCACGTTGGTTGATTCGTGTGAATACTTGATGCCAACGTGCAACTGTCCTTCAAATTGCGGAAGTTCTGTCACAAGAAGCTGTTTCCATTCCTTGTCAGATATTGCTGACTTTTGGTTGTACTTAAGCCATAAGCCAAGACGCTGAATGTTGAAGTCTATTTCATCAGCACCAATTTCCGCATTAATTTTTCTTTCCGTCAGATGAAAACCCAAAGACGGGTTTGTTTCGTACCACAGTTCACGGTCATTCGGGTCTGACATCTTTTCAACGCCCCATTCTTCCCAACCGCTGTCCTGTGAAACCCCCAGCATACAATCAGCACGCATATGTTCAAAAACTGTTCCTGCTGACACCGCTGTTGGCGGTGTACCGCAAAGCAACGTCTGCGGATTCGGTGAATCGGAAACAACGTATTTCAATGCTGATTGCTGGTCATCGGTGTATTCTTGGGCTTCGTCTATGACTAACAGGTCAAAGCCTTCACCCAAGCCCCCTTTTGACGAACGTGTCCTGAATGATATTCTTCCGCCTGACCCGTTTTTCATTTCGATACGTTCAAGACCAAACTGTTTGTGCGTCTTGAAGTCTTCACCTTCAATAAACCCTGCGTGTGTCAGCATACTGACAAGCCTTTCCCACGCCGTGTGCGATGTTGTTGTTCTGTGTGCCGTGTGAAGTATCTGTTCACCGTCCTGAAGCCCGAAAAGTTCCCGAATGGTGATTACTTCGTTTTTACCGTTTCGTCTTGGCAAACTGTAACCAAATTTCATATGCGTCCACAGGTTGTCATCGTTTAACGCCATAATATCGTTAATGACATTTTCCTGCCACGGCAACGGTTCACGGCCTGTCTTTCTGTAAAGATTTAAAGCTTCATTGCCTTTTGTGTTTTCATAGTGTTCACAAAAGCGGTTTGTAGGTGTCTGTCTTCCAATCCGCTTGTCCAATTATTATTCCCCTGTCAATTCTTCTTCAGCCACGATTAATTCGTTGACAGTTGCGTCTGCTTCCCCTGGTTCAATCCCCGTAAGGTCACGCAGATTGTCCCGTCCCATATATCCTGGGACAGCCTGGTTCAGTTTGATTGCACCGTCCCCGATGCTGGATAATGCACTGAAGTCAGGTTCAAATACTGGATTCCAACGTGTTTTTGTCCTGAATAAATCGTAACGTTCATATGTGAAACCGTCACGCATACAAGCCCCCACATATCCAGCATTCAAAAGTCCCACGCTGAAGTTTCTTTGTGCTTTCCTTGCGTTCAGACGCAGATTTTCGTGTGATGCCTTAATGGCTTCTGAAGAAGACGGGTTGTCTGATACAAAGCCCAGGTCATCAACTGTCAGGCCAGTTTCACCCGCAAACAGTGACGCAAACATCTTCATCTGGTCAAGATATGGTGTCATTGATTGCTGTGAGAATTGCCCCATTGTCGGTTTGTCACCGTCATCGTCTTTTGTGATTTCTATGAATGAAGACATTGTTGCCTTCCATTTATCCATTGGTTCGCTGTCCTGCGATGTCCCCAGAATGTACCTTTGCGGAAAACTGTAAAAGTCTGCCGAAATTTCCGAACGCTTCAACGTACGCATAGCCCCCTGCTGTATGTCCATACAGGCACGTGAAATCCTGGAATGCCCGAATCTTCTTCGTGCATCAGGTCTGTAAATGACAGGCACTAAAGCAGGAACATCAATTCCCGTCTGTTCTACGTACACAGGTTCTTCGATTCCAGAAACATAGTAATACGTGAAGCCTGGAATGTAATATGCTTCCATTGTCGGTTTGCCCATTCTGTCACGTTCAAGGACGGCATATCCTGATTTTAGAAGGTATGTGTTCGGGTCAAGGTCACCCGTTGCATCACCACCGTCAACAGAATACATCTTCACTTCACCGTTTTCGTCTTTTGCAATTCTTATGAAACCACACGAACAAATAAGTGCAGACAGCATTACGGAATCAATCAGAATGTCCTGGTTGTTTTCCAGGTACAAATCACCTATGCCGTAAAAATCGTCAGCAAAGGAATAAAATGAAAGTCTGTCCGCAAGTGCGTCAACCGCTTTTGCCGACCAGCCCAAACAGCTTGAAAGCCACCTGTATGTTGGCGGTAGCATATTGCCGACTTCCTTGACATTCTGCTTCATTTCATAATATCTGTACCTGACGTTGATTCTGGTTCTTTTCTTGTTTAAGGTTTCAATCAGTTTTTTCAAATTCGGGTCATACTCTGTCATTTATTTCTTCCCTTCCATTGGTGGTATGCCCAACCCTGTGGGTTCGGATAACCACGTTTTTTCCCAATTTCAATCAAGTCCTTCATAGTCTTTGCATTTGCTACTTCTTCAAGTTGTGCTTTCCGCCAGTTTCTTTGACGCTTACGCATTGAATCACGTTCTTCATTCAGTTCCCTGATTCTGTCTGCAACCTGGAAGTCTTTTGTGTCATTGCTGAATGTTTCCTTTGACCAAACGTCTTGTGTTCCTTTCGGATAAGTTGTGTAAGTAACGCACCTGCAATTTTCGTGTCTTCTGTAAACATCACGTGGTGCGGGATAACTGTATTCCCCTGCAAGTGCCAGACACCACGGACAAGCACCCAGTTCTGATTTCCTGGTCAAACCCATTGGCACACCAGCACGTGCTGAAGCTTCCAGGTTCTTTTTACAGAATGATGATATTGTGTTAAGCCCAAAGTTTTCAACAGGTGCAACCAACAGCCACGAACTGTCTTCAAAATATTCAGACACAAGACGGTTCAGAATGCCTTCAACACGTCCCGCATCAAAATCCGAATGCAACGGCTTTGTTCCAATCTTTTTTCTTTTGTTGACCGCCAACTGTAATTTGTAACTTGCTTCATCAACACGTTCGTGCAGAATACGCATCAGCGGTGCTATTGATTCGTTTGCTGTTTCCTTGGGTAATTTACCGTTTACCAAATCTGACGGCTTTATATTCCGCTTCAGGAC